AGACGTTCTGGGTCTTTGCGCATCCATTCAAATAAGTTAACTATATTACTGTCTAAATCATTCACAGTTTCAATATGGCTGCGGGGTTTATTAAATAAAACAGCTCCGCTCCCCAAAAATGGCTCCAGATAACTGTGGTGTGGCGGAAAGAAACTAATAATCCAGTTTGATATACTCCACTTACTGCCTGGATATTTCATTACTGCTTTCATCTTCGCTCCTTTGTAAAGACCTAATAGTGCATATGTCAGTTTTCCTGTTTTAAAAGATTCTGAATCTCACGGATATGCCGCCGAATATCTCCGGTCTTTTTAGGTCCCAAGTCAACGCACATGTCGTCCACGGCTTCTTGAAGATTGGCAGCCATACTTGATAATTCATTTTCTGGATAATACTTTTTTATTGTAACGCTATCTGCTGAGGCATATATTTCCATAGGTGTTCCTTCGTTTATTCCTAACTTCCTCCTTATTTCCTTCGGCAGCACTATCCGCCCCAAATAGTCCACCCTACGTACAATTCCTATTCCATTCATATTTTATATTCCTTTCTCCGGTTCTCCCGAAAATGTTAATTTACACGACTATTCCACCGTGCTATTGTTTCTTCTTTACTTCTATCATGCCCCGCTGTGCAGTCACAACCAAAATATGTTTGGCATTGTGGGCAAGCTACTATGTATATGTTCCCATAGCATTTCGTCAATGTCGGGAATTCATTTCCACAAAATGGACAAGGTTTTAATTGTTCCATCTATGCTCCTTTCCTCCGGATAGCCCGGCCTCCTTCCTTGGTTTTCAAAATAACGATATAGTGGATGTGCGCCAGACCGGAC